ATTGGAGGCCAACTTCTAATCTTTGATTCCATTTACTCTCAATCGTACGTCTGGCCTCCAGCGCGTCCCTAATCAGGCGCGCTTTTTTATTTGCTTTCAGAAGGCCGAATGAGCTCCCATGGATCAATCCCAGCACGCCCAGCGAAGTCATCAAGTTTTGCCAAGCTAACGTTGTTGTCTTGAAGCAGATGCGCCAGTTGACGTGTCGTAATGCCGATGCTTTTGGCGTAATCCTTCTTAAGCATGTGTGTATCACAGATATTCTTGCGGACATTATTTTGAAACACGCGATTACTTTTTGATTTCATTTATTTTCCTCTTTTCCAGTTAGCCCACATCCACATTGCAGCACCTGAGATTAGCAGCATGACGGCAATCATTGCTTTGCTTCCAGCCTGCGTCCGCACATCGGACAATAATTAATCACGATTGGATCATGGCAGTATGGGCAGTCTGTGTCACTGTCACTGGCCGCAGCGTAACGGGCGCTTAGGTCATTGTAGGCCATCTCCCAACTACTACCCTGCTCGCCGAACTCTTCCAATGCTCTCAATGCGTCCTCAAATACGTCCTGTTTAGTTTCCTTAGTCATGGTCAGTCACCTCCAACTGTTCTCTGTTGTAATTGATTTGTTGTATGTCTTCATGGTGATGTACTCCTACTCAAATTCGATTGCTGGTGTGTTCAGGTGCTCAATCAAGCCAAGGCGTTCCAACCGCTCATGGTTGAGACGCTGGCAGTATAAATCTGCTTCGTACTGAGACCTGAATTCCTTGATTTTGGTTTCGCCATTGCGGCCCACAATCTTGAATTTCATTTTTTTATCAATCCTCTCCAGTTGGCTCATTTCTTCAAAATGTTTACTCATTTTTCGTCCTCCAATTTCACGATTTCGCCGGTTTCCTCAACGCGCCAGACACCTAGCAACCATGCACGGGCAAAGGTATTTTGATTAGCGATTATCCATGCCAATGTCTTGCTAATCGTGTGCCCGTTTCTGGCCGTATCCAACACGTCAAGAAAATTAGTTTGCCCGTGTGCTGATCGCAATATATCTCCCACCGCTTCCGGAATCACCGGCAGATCATCTGGCAAGGCATTGTCATAGTCTTTCAGATAGGCTTGTTTGTCTTCGTTAGTAAGCTCTTCGCCAATTCCTTCACCGTCCAAGGCAATGTATGCATTTGCTAGTTCTTCGACTAAGTCATCAAACACGTCCCGCTTTGTCTCATTGCTCATAGTCAGTCACCTCATGGCCATTAATTAATGGTGAAAATGCCATGGCACCATAATCTATTCCGCCTTCATGATAAATAGTCGGCTCAAGTTTCCCAGATTCACCTAAAGTAAGCATGATCTTTGGCTTCATGGCCTTTAGAATAAGGCCACGATCGTTTTCACTGATAGGGACGTCTGGAGCGTTAACAAACCTGATGAAGCCGTCATGTTCATTAATCATCCACAATCGTTCAATGTAATCCGTGTTTACATAGTCACCGCTGTCTAGCTTAATCATCATCGTCAGTCACCTCTTCTTTCTCGCAGTCTTGTAAGCCGTAATGTTCGATCTCTGCTTCGGTGAAATTGCCGCGAAGTTTTTTATCCGCTGGGCAAATCGTCTGCAAATATGCTTCACTCTCCTTGTAATACCAAACATCTTTGGTATGTGGCACCTTGACGTTGTACTTCTTCTCCTTTGCCACGGTGTAGCCGTTTACGTAAGCCTCAATCATGTCCCACGTCTCATCTTTATACCTTGCGAGAATGTCAGAAACCGCATCAGGATTGTACCGGCCATAACGAGCAACTAGCCAGCCCTGACGCAAAGCGTTTGTTTTACTGATGACCACTTTTTCTGGCACCTCAATCAACGTGACAACGTGGCCACCATAATCATTAGCAAAAGCCTTAGCATTATCTTCGCTGACCATAACCGGACAATACGATTCGGACAATGGCAGAAATTTTGCATATTCACAGTCAAAATATTTGCCATCACCGTTCTTTACCGCGTACAGTTTTTCTTCGCTCATTTTTCTTCCTCTCTCCCGTAAATATTCTTAACAAGTGCCACAGCTTTCAGATTGGCATATTCGTTTACGTTACCGTCCACATAATCGCCCATAGAAAGCAGCTTTTCTGCACGTTTTAGTGCTTCTTCGTAATTCATCTTTTTTTGCTTTGGTTCTATGGGCACTAGCTTGTAGTCCACACCTTCGTATATGACGCCTACGACCTTGCCAGTCTTTTTGCTGATGTAGATGTCATCGAACGTGTCGTCTCCTGTTTTCATTGGTCGGTCTCCTACTGTGCGTTTGCTGACTTCACAGCCTGATCTGAATAGTCCTTGATGCTCTGTGCGTCTTTGATTGCCTGTGATAAGCCATTGTTTGCCTGTTTGGCGGCTTCTAACTGTGATGTAAGGTCATTGATGGTCTGCTGCTTAGCATTGACCTCAGCCTGTTTCTGGGCGACTGCTTGCTGGCCTTCAACGATCTTTTGCTGAATCTGTGCGTCCTTGCTTGCCATGCCGTTATCGTATTGCTGTTTTAGGGCCGCATACTGTGCCTGCGCGTCAGACAGCTGATGTTGCAAATCGGACAAGCTAGATTGTGAAGCGTTGATCTTAGCTTTCAGCTTGTCGATATTGTTTTTGGTCTCCACGATGTTCTGGTGACCTTGCCAAACATTGTCGGCAATGGTGGTTGCACCGGCACCAAACATAAGTCCTGCCAAAACAGTTACTGTAAATGTCAATTTTTTATTCATGATTTTTTCTCCTTAATCGATCTCTTCGACTTCAACTCTCGGGTTAGCTTTGTCAATAAAGAACCGATCTCGCAGTTCTACAATGTGATCCCAGTTGTCGTTTTCTAAAAATTTAGCCTTTTGCATGCCGTCGAAGATAAACTTGTGCTGAAACGCGATGTTGTCCGGGTCTGTTCGCTTGTCATACCAATACCAGTCGAAACTTAGGGGTTTTCCCCATTGAAATTTCACGCCCTGATTCATCGCTTTTCTCACAGCCAACATTACCGTTTCCGTTGCTTGTTTCTTGACTTTTGCTCCGCCGAACATGTTGCCTCGTTCAACCTTGATGTACTGGTTAAGAGTCATGAGGGGCAATGGAATAATGATCCTGTTCACGCCGGCTTCACGTCCTTCAGATAGTATTGACGTTGCTTGCCGTCAACCATCTCAACCGTTGTGATTAGCTCTTTAGACGCGTTGCCATCAAAAATAACCGGCTTGTTGATGTCTTGGCTTGCACCTCTGGCGTTGTATCGTTCAACCCTGATGATTCGTGCCACACCACCGAGATCACGCGCGCCCATGAATACTCGATCAGGCACCACAACCAGATCACCGACGTTCACTGTTGATTTAATTGCTTGCATTTAGAATGCCTCCTGTTTAATGCTCGGTTTCATTGAAAAATCTAGTGTTGCGAAATGCTTAGCTAGCCACAATAAACGCAGCAAGCTCCCCGATACGCCACCGTCAGCACAGATACTCTCTGACGCTTCGCAAATCATGCGCGTATCAGCGTGAATAACAGCGCCTAAAAGTACGATGATGTCTTGCCACTGTGCTTCGGTAACGTCTAGGTAGCCTTGATCATAATCGCTTTCAATGTCAGCTATCGTTTGATTCAAGGACGCTTCGTAGGCCCGCAAATGCTTGTCCAAATGCTGCAAAGCTCTATTTGTCATTTCTTCTGCTGTCACGATCTTTTCCCCCTTACGTCCGTTAACTTTTCAAAATTTAATGTGCAGTCTTTTGATTTTGGAATAATTCGACTGATGAGTTTGCTGTTGTACATGTGCTCAAGCTCGCTCATCTCGTTGTTCGTTGTGACAATTGTTGATAGACGAGGACTGTTGCTCTCAAAATCAAGACGGGCATTCGCAACTCGGTACATCAGTTCCTGCATGTCACGTCTTACGGGCTTGATGTCTAGCTTCATACCACCTTCTGTCCCGAAGTCGTCCAACAACAGCACGTCAGCCTCTTTCATTGCCCGCTCAATGCCCGCTAAACGCTGGCGAACGTCTGGTGCATCGTATTGCAAGCTCATTAGGTTGCTCAGCTCTGCTGTTGAAATAAACACCCCTGACTGGCCTTCATCTCGTAGACTCGTCAGCATCGCCAAAGCAAGTGATGTCTTTCCTGTTCCACGAGGGCCAAATAAAATCACGTTTTCAGGCGTTTCTTGCATTTGTTTTGCCAACTTGTATGCCCTATTTCCCAGATCTCTTGATTTCTGCAAATCCGTCTGCATTTCAGGCTGCCATTTTTCGAACGTAAACTTAGCCGGAACGTTTCCGGGGAAGACTGAGTAGCGATAAATTGCACGTGCCTTTTTACGGTTCAAAGCGGCCATAGAGCGTTCGTAGAAGCGGTGTTCGATCTCGGCCTGAGTTGGCAGCGTATTAACGTCAATTCCACGCTTCTCAATGATTTTTTGCACGTCCGCATGTGTGAATAAGCCTTTAGTCGACTCCATATCCCCAGTTCTCCTTTTTTGGTTCGGTGTGCGGCGTTCGGTTTGACTGGCGTTCACTATCGTTTGCTTCGACAGCAGCAACCGTGAGAAGACGCTTGCTCTCCCAGTTTTTCAAGATGCCATTGACGTACTTGTAGTTTCTGACATTGCTTTCAACTGCAGTCCGTAGCGCATTTAGAACTAGCTTCTCAGGTTCAGGCGATCCTGCTTTTCGCATGTCGTCAACCCAATCAACAAGGCTTTCTCTGGTGAACGGTGATAGTTGTCCAAACCCGTTGCCTTCCCAGAAATTGCAAATATCAAGAATTGATGATGACGACGATGACGGTTCTTCAGTAGGCCTCTCTGCTGCCTTTACTGGAGCAGTAGTCTGTTGTCGTTTAGTTTTATTTACTTTACTTTCCTTTACTTTACTTTGTGTATTAATGTCAGCATTAACCCCGTTTGAACTGGAGTTATTGTCTGCATTAATCCAATACAATGTTGGTTTTTGCGATTTTCGTCTTTTGGTGGCATCAGTGAACGTTTCTTGGATGCGCTGACTGGTCAAAACGTTGTCCGACAGGAACAGGTCTTTATTGAAAGTCCCATACTCAGTCAGACGTTTGACCACTAGCCCCACCAACTCACCAGTCGCACCACTGACACGATTGACAAGCTGGTTTTTAGCTAGCTCGGTCCACTCGAGGTAATAGCCTTTGCGGTAGATCGCCGCGAGCAGATAAATGAAAATCAAAACACCCTTTGGTCCAAATTCACCGGTAATTGCCTCTGTCTTTTCGTTCGTTGCAAAATCAACATCGAATGGAAAGTAATCAAGTCCTTCTTTTACTGGTCTTGCCAAGCGATCACCTCCTTAGTCGATTAACTCGTCCATGCTGATGATCGTGGCAACTTTCTTGGTAGCGCGACAGTAGTCACACTTCTCACATCGATGTGGCCGCACCTGACCGGATTTAACCGCCTCAACGTGTTCGGTGCTGTCATGGATCTCTTCCAGTGCCTCGTCCATACGGTACTGTGGCACTTCGATGACGGCATGGTCGGGTACATCTTCCTTGGTCACGGCAATGATGAATGCTCGTGGTCGCGTTCCGTAATTTTGGTAAATAAGCTCCTGATAAACCGCCATCTGAAGCTGATAGTTATAGGCATCAACGAAACTGGTTGGTTGACGTTCTCCCGGTTTCCAATACTTCTTGTGAAGCGACTGTGTGGTCTTCAGATCCAAAAAGAATGACTTTGTGGAGTCGAAGCAGTCCAGCTTGCCCATCCACTCGACCCCAAACAGATCACCGGTAAGGATCTCTTCTTTTTCACCCTGATAAAGTCGTTGAACATTGTCATCAGCTTCAAGCATGGCAATCATCGCATCAGCTTGTTTATAGGGAGCTTTCAGTTGTCCTTTTGATGATCCACGAGTTGAGAAAATCTCTGGGTGTCCTTTGATAAAAGACTCATGAGCTTGCTTGGATTCAAAATAGCTGTGTAGATAGTTTCCAACCAGCAAGGCAGTCGGATCGCCTCTTGGTGTCCATTTACCTTGCAACTCGGCCATCGCTTCTGCTTCGCATGTCAGAAACTTCTTAAACCAGGTAGCAGACTGATATTTGAAACTGGTATCCAGCGAGTAATAATTATCCTTGTTGACCGTCAAAGATTTCTGGTTGTTTTCCTGCATTTGGGTCGTGGGTAATGTCTGGCTTAAGAGCATCTGGCTTCACCTCCGATTTTGTGACGGGTTCAGCGGGAGCGTTAAGTGCATCCTCGATCGAGTTAGGATCTTCGGGGGTAACATCCTTCAGTTCTGGATCAGCCTCGACTGGTTTTTCATCGGCACTGACCGCGCTTTGCATGTCGGTTGTCATTGGACCCCACTTAGTCAGCAGCGATTTGATTACCGTCTTCAGGGCCATAGCCTCGTAGTTGTCTTTCCAAACGCCCTTGGGCTCCGCGCTACCACCAGATTTGCTGAAACGCTTGCGATGATCATCGACTTGCTGATAAGTCCAATAGACCATCTTTTCAAAACCGTTAGTCAGTTTGAACGATGCGGCATAGCCAACCGGTTTTTCGCTTGCTTTGCGATCGTGGAAGTTCGGCGTGTACTCAAGTTCCTCCGTTAGTGGGTTCCAGCTCTTGAACTCATCTTCATAAATTGGTAAAGCAGTCAGGCGCTGATACCGTCCTGATCGTTGAGCTAATTGGATATAGCCTTTATAACCAATCTGTGGCTGCGCCTGGTTCTTGTATGGAACGATGTAGACAAAACCCAAGCTCGGGTTAACCGGAAGATCGAGCGTTGCTGCTACCAGGGCCGAGTTGATAACACTTAACTGATCAACTCTGGCTAAGCTTGGATTAAGGCTTACCGCGCTGGCAATTGATGAAAGAAACTGTGGTGCCCGTTTGTCCAGAAGCGCTGCAAACTTATTCTTAATCGTCTGCGTCTCAATCAGTTTCTTAACCGGCATTTTTGTTAGGTCATATTGTGTCGTCATATGCTACTCCTCCTATTTCCATTCCTGAAATCCTTGATTCTTCATGAAATCAATAACGTCTAAGCTGTCACCGCCGAAGAAAATCTCAACCAGCTCTGTTTTCGGATACGTAGAACTAGCAGCGTCTTTTAAGAATCGCTCAGGGCCGTGAATGTTGATCCAATCTTTCAAGTATTCCTTCGCCTTGTCTTTGTTAAAGGCACCTTCATAACGCGAGGCAGCATAGCTTTGATAGAACCAAGGCTTCTTTATATCAACGTCATATTCATCAGCGGTGGCCAAGAACTCCTCCGCTTGTTCGATATCCATATCTTTGGGCAAGACGGTCCCGTGATAGGATTCCCAAGCAGCAACGGCTTTATCTTCAAGTGCTTCTCGTCGTTGATACTCGTTCAGAACCGCTGTGTTGTAATCAAGCATGGTCATCAACCGCCTTCCGTGATAAACTTGAGATATAATAATATCTGCAATATTGTTGACTTCCCGTAGTTGGCGCTACGGGATTTTTTTGTGCTCTTTTTATCGTGTCCATTGTTTCCAACCTCCTACTGCTGTGGCACCGATCATGATGCCAGCCATAGCTACAAGCAGATACTTCCAAAAGGCTGATGTTGGATCGAACAGCACTGACATGATTGCTTCTAACATTTGTTAGGACTCCTATTGTCGCGCAAACCAACGCTCCATCTTTTCAGGCTCAACTCGCTGTGTTTTACCTGGTCCAACGAATGGAGCGCCTCGTTTCTTCCAACGGCTCACTGTCGCAGCAGAAACCTGATAGTGTGCCATGACATCTTTTGGCGTCCAATAAATTTTCGGTTTAAATGGCTTACGTGTCCTTTGCGGCTTAGTGGGATCGATCAGTGTGAATCCTTGTTCCATGCCTGCTCATCCTTCCTCATATAATGAAGTTTCTGATAATGTGGGAGCCTTTCGCTGAAAAGATCCATAATTGAGATGCCTAGCATTTCACAAATGGCATTCAGCTCGGTTAGATCTGCGACTGTGCTATCCAATTTTTCGAATGCGTATGCTTTCAAGTTTTTAGCGTTATCACGTGTAAAGTTGGGATCATTAGCGAGACCCTCAATGTCGTGCTTGATGAAAGAAGCTTTCTCCTCGTCTTCTTCTCGTTTATCGGTGAATAAAAGCCCGCGTAAATCGTGGTATATTCCGTCACCGCTAAACAGCTTAGGGATTCCTAGAAACAAGTTAGCCATTTCATAGCTTAGTTCGCTGTCATTCATCGAATTGGCAATGTCAGTAGCCTCATTTGCTCTAATGGGAGTTCCATGAAAATAGTTGTTGATCGTTGAGCGCCCTAATTTTGCTGCATAAGCGATCACCTTCTGGGGCGTGTTGGTTCTAGTAGCGAACCTATTCAAAGGGCTACTAATTGTTGCTTTCATACGTTCCACTTCCTTTAAAAGATGAAATATTGGTGGATATTGATTCATGCTATAGAAGGCTATGATTAACCCATAGCAAGTTGATCAGAGACGTTCCGTTGAACCTCCTTATGATCTAGTTCAATGATTTGCATCAAGGTATTGTCATCGAATGCTGCCCAATAAGATGCAGTGTGTTCTGGATGATCTGTGGTCAGATCCTTAATCATGTCCTTACGATCCATGTGGCTCACCTCCTTAACTTGAAAACTGAATATTGTGTGATTGCCTCCCTCCGAGTGCGATAATTGCTTTGAAGGGGGGTGATTAAATTGGCAATGTTTACGCGCGCTAGCTTAACTTGCTCACAATGTGGTAAATCTTTTCCTCTAAATCTAAATGTAAAACCACAGGCAATCCGTTGCCCGTTTTGCCAGAAGGAAATGGCTTCTGACATGATTGAAGATGTCTATACCGCTGCCGGTTATGTGAGCGATATTAACTACCGTTTTAGAAAATACCTGAATGAACGTGACGAGCCGGAATTCAGGCTTTCTGTGTGGGAAGAAGAAATCCACTATCCGTATGAAGATACTGAATAACGTCCGTTAGCTGTGTTAACGTAATGTTCTCGGTTTCTATCAGCTTTTCCACGGCAGCAATCACTTTCTCGAGCTTCTCTTGCCCGAGTTCCTTAGTGAGAAACTGCCGTTTTTTATTTAAGATGTCATGCTTTTTGAGGATATTCATTTGACTGCCTCCTCTCGCTGGGCGGGAATGTGTTTATCAAGGTTTACATTTTCGCTACCAAAAATAGCATCAACGCTATGACCCAAAATTTCAGAAATTCTCAACGTAATTGAAGTCGCCGGATCCTTTGTTTTTCCTGTTTCAATATTGGATATGGTTAAGCGAGTGACGCCAACTTGCTTTGCTAGTTCTAACTGAGACATCTCTTTTTCTCGGCGATAATGACGCAAGCTGTTGCTCATGTCTGTTCCTCCCTTCTTGCTTATGAATTAATAATATACCGAGGTATACACTCTGTCAACCAATATATACATAAAACCAAAAGTTTTTTTGTATAGTTAGATATACAATAATCACAAGGAGGTTTAGTCATGTCAGAATTAGGCGATTATTTGCGCCAGTTGCGCGGTACCATGTCGCTTCGTGAAGCCTCCCAACGTTCACACGGGAGAATCAGCCATGCGGCAATAGCTCAAGCCGAAAAAGGTATTAATAGTCATGGCAAGCCATTCACGCCATCTGCTGAAACATTAAAAGAGTTCGCAAAACTTTACAATGTCAGCACTACTAAATTGATGAAAATGGCTGGTTACATTGAAAAGTCAAGCGATCTTCCTAGCAATGCTATTCCCGTATCAAGCGAAGAAGCTGACCAGCCGGTTATGGTTTATGGAGAAATTCAAGCCGGCGTTGCCAAGTGGGCTGAACAAGATATTATCGGTCAGATAAATGTTACTAAGAGCTTTGCTAAAAGATACGGAGCAAAGAACCTATTCGCGCTTAAAGTTGACGGCGAATCCATGAATCGAGAAATTCCCAACGGATATACAGCGGTATTCTCGAAAGATTTAGAACCAGAAAGCGGTGATATAGTTGCCGTTATGATCGACTCAGAAAGTGCTACCATAAAGCGATTTAGAGAAACGTCATTGGCGGTGATGTTTGAGCCATCATCATGGGACCCATCTTTTAAACCATATGTATTCCCCAAAGACGGGATTCAAGATTTCAAAATCATTGGGAAGTTTTTATACGCAACAAGCGAGTGCATTTAGATTGGAGGATGTTAAATGTTTTGGGTGTGGCTGATCCTTGCGCTTTTAGCTATTGGCATAGTTTTTGCCCTCATAAAATTCCTGTTTGCTATTTGGTTTGTTATCGTGCCTATCCTTCTTGTGATCGCCGGCATATTTATCACTGCAAGATTTAACCTGTTCACTTCAAAATCACGTGGAAAATTCATTGCTCTCTGGGCAATGGTGTCAGCCATTTCTATAGCGTTATTCACATTTGGAATCTATAATTCATCAACTGCTACGACCAAAAGCAAGCCGGAACAGACAGCCAGTTCTTCCAAAATAAAGATATCTGAAATTAAAAGTAGCAGTATTAGCGAATCAACTGAAGAGGAATCAGCTTCTAGTTCTGGCAAAGATGAGTCACAGTTGAAGCTAGGAATGACAAAGGAAGAAATAGTCAACTTACTTGGAGAACCAGACTCAAAAAGCGACTTTTCGTGGTCGTATGGTGGGAAAGATATTTACTTCAATGATTATGAACACTTAAGTGGCGGAAACATGGGGAATCTTGTTGATCAAGTTTTAGCCAGCGGAAGAAAGTCACGTGCTTCAGCTTCTAATGAAACCAACACACAGAAATCATTTGCTCAGTCCTTTGGTCAAAAGGCAGTTGACCGTCTACAAAAGATGCCTACCGTCTATAAAAGCACACAGCTCGATGCTACTACCATGGAATACATGTGGAACTCCGAACATGGCATAATGATTCGTCTTGATACCGCTGACAGAATGACAAACGTATATCTCTACGACAGCAATGCTGATTATGGGAAGGGCCGTCTGCTGTATAGCGGCAGAACCATATTTACGAGCCCAAAAGTCTACAATTTCTACAATTGATCATTATCAGTCCAAATACTGACGACTATAAAAGCTGAATATTTTGGAGGTTTTGTTTATGGGAAAGAAATCAATAGCTTTTATAATGACTCTTTTAATGGCGATTTTATTAATTGCCTGTGGAAATAATGCAACTAAAAAAGCTGACTACACTGCAAACACAGCCGAGGCAGCTCTTAACTCGGGAAAGAATATCGATGGTAAGACGATTGAATTTAAAGCGGAAAAAGTCATTCCAAATGGAGAACTTGGCCATACGATTTGGGCTGGGAAACATCTTAACTTTATTAGTAGCGAGAACCCCAAAATTTCGGTTGATAAGGGCGAAATCTTAACCGCAAAAATAAAAAAGGCTAAAAGTGCATTGGGTTCTTGGTTTATCACGTATTCAGATTTGGCCAAAAAGTGAATTTTGAAAGCCTATATTTCGGTTGAAGGAAATGAAAAAATCAGTCCAAATACTGACGACTATAAAAGCTGTGAGTTAGGGGACGTGTCATGGGACTGTTTGACCGCTTTAAGAAACTGGTTGTCGGTAATTCGAGCGAAACGCTTCCTACACAGCCGGCTGTAAACATAAAGAAACACAGCCAACCAATGCAACAGCACGGAATTACGACTCAAGTAATTCATAACATCCCGACCGAAGTTGCTGAATTAATGTGGTTTTTCGATGGACCGATGAAAAACCTTGACGCTGAAACAGAAGAGCCATCCGGAATTTCTTTTCGATTACCTGTCAAAAAGGCTAGTGCGCCAACGAGAATGGGTTACTGGCCGTCATACCATAAGATGTCACCCACTGAGCGATATAGCTATCTAAACTGGCTAACAAACGTTGATCAGCCTATTGATATCGGTTATGTCTTTGTTTTCTTTTATGGTCTTGAGCGCATGATTGCAACACCGAAACATGATGCTGCAGTGAAGATGATTCATCGGCTAAAGGAGCACCACAACGAAAGCGGGTCATTCTCATCCTATTCAGATGAAGCACTTGCGTACGCCGCGTTACTTTATCACGATCCTACCCCACTACAATATATCCGCGGAACTAACACATCGATGTTGATACTATCGAAGGCAACCTTCGATCATCGGTTAACTGCTGATGAAATCATGTCAAGTTCACGCGGGTTCGGATGGGACAACACTAGATACATTAAAAATGAACATGAACTTTTTGAGCATAATCTTCTTGTTTGTCTACAAAATTTGTACAAACAGGACTACTATCCGATTCCAAATCAACTAGATCAAGTCCCACGTACTCAGTTGCATCTTGCCAATCTATCGATTGCAACTGATGAACGAGTTATCGATTTAGGCATAATTGATGGCTATCATTGGACAACCACTATGCGTATCCCCAAACGAATAGATATCCCCGACTTTTCTCAATCGAAGATTATTTCTAGAGATATTCAGCAATTGCTCAAAATAGCGCACGAAAAAACCAAAGAAGATCTAGCTAAGATGAGAAAGAACGGTGAACGCCCAAAGGCTGCCGCTAAGAAACCTTCTCGCAAAAAACGGATAAATCCTGATACAGGCTATCCCCTTTCGACTGAAAAAGCAATTGCGTGTGCTCGTGAACTATATAAATCTACAATTGCCGTTCACCCACAGCAGCTCACTGGTAATCCAGACTATGATGAGGAAATGAGAATAGTCGATCACGTCTTGCCACACTACCGCCTTGGTGATCTACAGTACAAGCTTGGTGAGTGGAAGGAAGCAGAAACAGAATGGATTTCAATTCTTGACTTAATGGGTGCTCTTGCCGCGGAAAAGCTGGCTATTATGTACCACAAACAACATCGGTACAAGGATGAAATGGAAATACTATCTGCTGGCATGAAAGTTTCTCAGCGTAGTAAGGTCTATCCAATACCCGACAAGTTTGCCGATCGTTTGATTGCGGCTAGTGAATTCTACGTGAAACATTCTACTGAGGATGAATCAGAGACTTTTCATTCGGCCAGCGGACACAAAAATAGCCCCGGTGACGCTGCACATATGACGAAGCAAAACTAAAAGATTAAGCCTCTTGAAGGAGAGTATAATGGAAAAACATGATGATACCGAGACGAAAAAGCTATTAAGAGAGTATATCTACGTTGACACAGACTTGATGAATTCCTTATTAGCCCAATTCGACGAGGGATTGAGCACCCTAACTACGCGTATGAATGAGAAAACCTCCATACTGACTCAGGCCGCAACTATGGGTGGGAGAGAGTCCGCACAAATTGGCGGCGGAGTTCCAGGGTTAGCAAATGGTTCAGGAACAGTTGGGAGAAGCCACTCTGAGACCGACCAAAACTCTAAACAAGATAGGAATCAGTATTCAGAGAATATAGTATACGGTGATTACGGGGTCGAGATCCTCGAAGGCTATCTAATGGACCAATTTGTTCCCGTTGAGAATGCTATCCCAGGAGATGTAGTTTGTTACAGTGATCATTTTTTCTTGTACGATTTTGAATCTCTTGAGGCCGGCACCAATCCCCAAACTATTGACCCAGTGATGCGCTTATCTACTGATAATGTCTCAGATGAGGATTTAAAAGGCTACAAAAAACAACTGCGTTTTATGCAGTCAAAAGCTCAGAACGCTAGTCACTCCAAAGAACAAATAGAAGCCTTGATGGACAAAATTAAAGACGCGGAACAAAAAAACGCAGAAAATAAAACTTCTCAAGAAAATTTTAAAAGTGTTTATGCGATCGTTAGTTTCTTTTCAAAGAGCATGCCAAACAGTGTGATTGTATCTACTGCGGAAACCATCGTCTTTGCAAAAAAGTCACTATTTAGATTAAGCCCATCACAGCTTCAAATGCTACAAAAAAATCCACGAACCCTACACATAATGGGAATCGTGGAAAATAAATCTGATAATACGGACTGGGAACGCCAAGTTCTTGCAGATGCACAAATGGAACCACACGATATTGGCGCAATTGCCACTTATTTATCATCGATTGCGCTGACCAATTTTGGAATTTCACAAAAGAAAGACTCTTTAAGAGTTAGGCCTATCTCGATGTATTTTTAAGTTTCGTTTAGGCCCTTGAGGTCTACCACTTGGTTTGGTGGTTAGAGAAGCTTCCTTCATTTCACGATCAATTTTTTCTTGCATTTTCTGAATTTTATTATCTTCACGTTCGTAAGTTTTTTTAAGCGCCGAATAAAGCTTAACCGCGTCTTGAATTTTGAAAACCTGCATCATACCACCGCCTTTCGATGTAATCATAATACAAAAGTTGCAAACGGTCTACCAAACGAACCTATTCGTTTTGTCTGAACAAACTGGTGCTTCAAAGTTGGCACGCAATTGTTCGAAACTATAAGCATATAGTCAAAATGTTTTGCGACTCATCAAATGAAAGCTCCTCACCAACCTCAATACCACCATCCAAGGGAAGCAAATCTGAGTTCGTTGATAGCTTTTGAATCATTGCATCCTTGGGTAGTTTATTTAAATAATCAATCAATTGACCAACATTTTTTATTTTTGTGTTTTCCATTCTAGTCACTGCCCTTCTAGTCACTAATGAACAATATTCATCTAATTACAGCAAAGATGAATTGGATTCACCATCAACGGTTAAAAACATAGCTACTCGTATCAAATTAGTAGTTAAGACAGGAGTCTTACTTATGGCAAATTCTACGATCAGGCAGGCCGATATACTGTTAAGAGAGTGTACCGTTATGCAGGTAGCTACGCTTGATACCGATACCGGTTTTCCTAATATAGTTTCGCTAACACCACTTAAATCACACCGATCGCTTCAAGAGATCCTTTTTTACACTGATCGCGACACTACTACCATTCACAACGTCCTAGAGAAGCCTGTGGTGGCTGTTTACTGTTTCAATGAGCTACACCACTCATCGTTGCTATTGCGTGCAAAGGCCGTTGTATTGACCGCTGAGGAGGCCTTACCAAGCTTTACGGAAAGCCTCAATTCTTTTCAAAAATCGTTACAGTATGACCGACCCGTTATCATTCGTTGCACCCCACTAACCGTCAAGATCAGATACAACAATGACATCGAGTTCAGTAAGCTAAACGAAATCTAAGCTCAGTTCTTGGAGATGCACTTATGAATGGTCCAGATACATTAAGCGAGGCACACTTCATTGGCCTCATCATTGTTCTTATAGGCGTCTACTTCGCCTTATTTGGGAACAGGCACCGTTGGTTACATTGGCTCATTGACCCTGACACACCCGGTAACAATCTCTTGTGGGCAGCCATTTTCATCATTATCGGCGCGCTCATGATGATGGTTAGAAAGATGCAATAATACGACCCCATAACGGGGTTTTATTTTAAGAGCATAACGAACATACGTTTGGATTACAAGCTCTAAGAGTTCAAAAGGAGTGCGATATCATGGCATCAATTAGCTCATATAAACTAAAAGATGGCAAAAAGGCCTGGGAATTCTATATATTCGCTGGTGTTGATCCTCAGACAGGAAAAGAAATAAAAATTCATCGGCGCGGTTTTCCAACCGAAAAAATAGCCCAGCAAGAAGCAACTTTAGCCGAGGCCGAAATAATCAAAGGCCACTCTCACTACCAAACTGAAAGAATTTTAATGGTTGATTATCTCAATCAGTGGATCACTAAGCTTAAGGTTAATGTCAAAGAGGGATCCATGATTATCTATCGATATAATCTTAAGAAATACATCATCCCAAAAATTGGGGATATTCGACTGGCCAAATACACGCTTAAGGAACATCAGGAGTTCATCAGCAGTCTATTCAATGATGGCTTGTCTCTTAACACAGTAAAGCTCATCAATGGAACGTTGCACAATGCGTTAAAAAAAGCCGTTGCAATTGGTTACATTACCAAAAACCCTACCGTTGGTGTCGAGTTCAGTGCGTATGCTAAAGACAATTCCAAAGAACTTCACTTTTGGACAAAAGATCAAGTTGGATCTTTTATAGAAGCAGCTGAAGAAGATAAAGAGCCCATGTGGCTATCATTCTTTGTGACGCTGATTGACTGCGGGCTTCGTGTGGGTGAAGCCATGGCTCTTCGCTGGTCAGACATTGACTTCAGTAAAAATACCTTATCAGTCAATGCAACACGAATCTATCGTGCTGAAACTGGATCAAACGCTGGCAAAATAGCGCTTGATCGTCCCAAAACATTAAGCTCTAAGAGAACCGAATACATGACCACTCGAGTAAATGATCTTCTTCAACAACAATATGAGCGCCATTTCAGCCACGGCAATGTACAAGGTTTTCGGTTTTCTACTAGCCACAATAACGATTTTGTCTTCACCTATTCGTCTGATGCCAAGTTTGGACAACCGCTCCGATCTCGAGCAACTACCGGTGCTTTTAATCGCATCACCAATCGGGCTGGGCTCCCTCACATCCGTATCCATGATTTAAGACACACGCATGCCGTTTTAATGCGTGAGGCAGGATTAAGCCTTGATGACATCAAAGATGATCTTGGACATAAAGACGTTTCAACCACTCAAATCTATGCTGAAATCTCTCCGGCAAAAAAGAAAGAAAACCATCAACAATTCGAAAAATACCTAAATCAGTGAACACAAAAAGAACTCCAGAACATGTGGACAAGTCCGAAGCCTTCACCAAAACTTCACCACGGACTTTTCCAACATGATTCTGGAGCTCTTTATTTACCCTATTTCAAATCGTACAAGCCCTTGCCATTAAAGGCGTGCGTTCAATTCCTTGGTCATATCCTCATAACCCGGACGGCCGAGCAATGCGAACATGTTCTTCTTGTAGGCTTCAACACCTGGCTGGTTGAATGGGTTGATCCCGTTCAGGTAGCCGGAGATTGAAACGGCAGCTTCGAAGAAATAGATCAGATAGCCTAAGGTGTAAGCATCCTGCTTTGGAATGGAGACGGTCATAACTGGCACGCCGCCATCAGTGTGGGCGAGAACAACCCCTTCATAGGCCTTGCGGTTAACGAAGGACATCTTCTTGCCAGCCAAGTAGCCAAGGCCGTCAAGGTTGTTAGCATCTTCAGGAATGGTTAGGTCGCGGTTTGGTTCTTCAACCCAGACAACGGTTTCCATCAGGTTGCGCAGACCTTCCTGAATGTATTGGCCAAGACTGTGCAGGTCAGTACTGAAGTTGGCACTTGAAGGATAGATCCCCTTCTGGTCCTTACCTTCAGATTCACCCATCAATTGCTTCCACCATTCACCAAGGTATTGCAACGTTGGTTCGTAGTTTTCCAGCAATTCAGTGGTATAGCCTTTGCGATACAAAATGTTCCGCAATGCGGCGTACTGATAAGCTTCGTTTTCCTTCAAATCAGCTGAAGCGTATGCCTTACGACCATCACCGAGACCACGCATCATTTCGTCAATGTCACCGCCTGCAACAGCGATTGGCAACAGACCAACAGCGGACATCACAGAGAACCGACCGCCGACATCATCGGGAACAACGAATTCTTCGTAGCCTTCTGCGTCTGCTTCTTGCTTCAAGGCACCCCTGGCACGATCAGTTGTCGCATAAATCCGTTCCTTTGCGCCATCTTTGCCATACTTTTCGATCAACTTTGCCTTCAGAACACGGAATGCAATTGAAGGTTCAGTCGTGGTACCAGACTTACTGATCACGTTGATCGAGAAGTCACGGTCGCCAATAATGTCAAGCAAGTCCGCCAGATAATTACCAGAGATTGAGTTACCAGCAAAATAAACTTCTGGGAACTTCAGATCAGGGTCAAGGTTACGGAAAGTCTGGGAAAGAAAATCAACCGCCATCCGTGCGCCTAAATAAGAACCGCCAATCCCAATCGCAACAAAGACTTGAGAATTGCCTTGAACTTTCTTGGCTGCTGCCTTGATCCGGGCAAATTCGTCCTTGTCATAGTTGACTGGCAAATCGATAAAGCCGCGGAAATCCTTACCAGCACCTGTTCCTTCACGCAATTCCTTGTCAGATGCAGTCACTAACGGCTGCATCTGTTCAAGTTCATTGGCATGAACGAACTTGTCCAGCTTAGATGAATCAAATTTGATGTACGACATCGTGTGCTTCCTCCTCTAAATACATAAGTAACTGTCAAAAGTCGATATGAGAGTGGTCTCATAAAAAACGTCAATTCAATTATTAATTCGAAATAACTCATCAAGTAAACTTTTAAATTCAGTTACCCATGCTTTGTTCAAATTCACACTCTAACAAGTTAACTTTAAAATTGAATTTGTAAAAAAAGCAAGCAATCGAGCAACTTCTCATCGATTACTTTGCTTTC